CAGAGATGGTTGGCATAAGCCCTTTTCACTCGTACTGCTATAATATCTGAGTGAGTATGCCAAACAAGATACTTGGCATACGGGTGCTCCAACCAATCTGTCGGTACCCAGTTTGTCCACTTTGTCCAACGTGATGTCTCCAGCCAGTCAAGGCGCTTCAAAAGTTCCTTAACAGCCAGTTGCTCACAATTGTCCAACCAGTAGGACGAAAAACTGGTCCATTTGTTTTCCCATTTCCTAAACCGGGGTATAAGTGCGGCAATCAAGTACTCGCCTACTTGGTCATCGTAGATGTCCCAATCATAACCTCCAGACTCCTCAGATGAGGAATCCACAGAGTCAGGATCTGACATCATTGAAGATGACTCATCTCCACTAGATTCACCAGCGGAAGAATCGTCTTCTGAATGCCATGCATCACACATGCTACAATAGCCAGGTGAACACTCACAATCAACCCTTGGAACAGTGTGCCTATCTTCATATGAACACATACACACGTCTGGAGTTGGGAAATGGCAACGTGGACAGAGCTGTATTTGCTTATCCAAATTGTTGCTGTTAGCAACCAGCTCTTTTTGACTTGCAAAGAAAGTCTTTGAATCTCTTCCAACCCAGCGAATAAGTTCAGGCAATCCTATATTATCAAGAGGTCTTCCGCCATCGCGGACTACTTCCCAACCTACAGCTGCCGTTCCTCCCTTCACTTTACTTACAATAGGGAAAGACTTCTCTACACGGATGTTCCAAAAATCAGGAACAATGGGAACTCCAGTTGGATGTAATGCCCTAACTTTATCACCGTTCAACATACCATGAACAGCATATTGTGGTTTAACAGTACACGTGAGTGTAATGCGATCACGGCGGGTGATAGAAGCTGGCTCATTAGAATAAACTGAAGCACAGGTATCCTTGACATTCTTCGTTGTAATAACCACTTTAGGTTCGACTGAAACTTTTCCTTTCATATCAGCCTCTGCCATATTAGCATACATACGAACATTATTTACAAGTTGAATCATCAAGGAGGTGGGTGCACGTTCAACGAACTTTTCCTTGGTATTACCTACATCATCAATCAAAACTCCATTAGTTGAAGATCTGAAATTAGACATGTACTTGTCAGAATCATTAATTGTAACGATACGATCGTCCGAGGCACAGTATCCATTGTGCTTCAAGGTAGTAACCATCAATATATTGGCAATAGACGATTTGCCAACAGCAGTACCACCAAAAACACCAATAGAATATGGTGCCTCTCGCAATCCACCCTGAACACGAGTCTGTCTGAATGAAGCCTGCCATTGTCGAACAGTATCCAATTTTCTTGATAGAATACTCTTCTCTACAGTTCCTTTGCAGGTATTTTTCATAATACTCGCCTTCTCAATACAGCGTGCTAAGAGATCTTCAAAGTCATTCTCGGTGATATTTTCAAATTTCATGAGATTGCCACAACGGGCATATTCATGACATCTCATACACCGGGCAAACATATCCTCGAATTCTTCATTCTCCATATCACCATAAATAAGTGGCTTAATAGATCCACGTTCAAAACAAGCGTATCCGCCTTCAGCGAAATACGTAATCGTCTCAAACACGGCATCAAACAAATCAACCGCTGAAGTGTGTCTGGAGTAAGCAGTAATCGAGAATAAATTCATGCCAGCAATTTTAAAATCAAGATTTGCAGCATTGCACAAGCCTAATGCAAGGCAAATGCTCATGATATGCGAAATCTTCTTGAATCCTTCATTGCGAATAACTAAAGTCCAGTTATCTTGAAGTTCTCTCAACAATTTCAACCATTTCGGGCGCTCTTTGTCGGATTTGACCCCAAATTCTCCTAATTGGGGATTAAACTCTGCATCCAAAAGTTGAGCTAGGTATGCAGAAACTTGATTGGCCACTGATTTATTGTACTCAGTCTTGAGATACAAAAACATTGTGGCAAGGAAACCAGAAACAGTTGTGCAATCTTTAACAGCTAAAAACAAGGCACCTAGGTTTTCAATACGATTCATTGTACCGTCATCCAAATTGATGCCACTTACACTGGACAAATTTGCCA